TCATAGGATGCGGCCCTCGTTGTAACCCTGCACCGTCGATTGCTCGGCGCGTTTAGCACTGCGCCAGATGAAGAACGCCAGAAGACCGAAACAGACGAGGTAGTACTCGCCTGGGATGTCGCCGAGAAAATCCCTGACCGGCGTAACGTAGCCTTGTGCGGCTTCGACGTGTTCGGACACGCCCTTGACCAAACCGCCCACGAACGAGGTAGCGGCAAGCCACATCGCGGCGAGCTTCGACTTGCCGGCGGCCTCAACGGCTTCCACCTTTGGTGCCAAGTCCTTCGCGGTGGCATTTGCACGACTTGCGGCGATAGGGCGTGGCTTTGCGGTCGCAACCGCAACCAGCAGATCATCGTCTATGTCCGGCGTGGTTGGCAGACCGTTGTCGTTACGGAAAGCCAGGATCGCCGCTTGCGTCTTGGCAAGGCCGTGCTCGCCGCCGTCGATTTCGCCGACTTCGTAATATCCAAGCGCACGCAGCCGTGTTTGTACGTGGACGATGATTTCAGGGGTGGCCTCGGCACGCGCACCAGGCGCTTGCTGTTCCAGTTCCTGCGGAGCGGACAGCAGCGGCGCGACTTGAGCCTTCAGCCCGCGCTCAAACAGTTTGGCCTCGTTCTCACGCCGCGCGGCGAGGCCAGAGCCGGGCCAGAGCCGCTTCATGTCTCGAAAACAGGCCGGGATCAGATGGAAGTTCTCAGCTGCCATCGCTGCGCGGATGGCGCGCATCTCGCGGTATCGCCCCTGCCGGTCTCTGGAGGCCGGAATCGAATACGACGTGCCGCGGTTGAAGGTGAGCGAGACCAATGCACCGAAGCAGTCCGGATCCAGCTTGTCGGTATTGGGCAGGGCGCGCGCCGTCAGACGCTCAAATTTTGGTAGTTTGACCTCGTCGAATTGCTGCTTCGCGATGTCGAAGGGAATGTCGATCAAGCCCGCGCGCCGGAGCTGGCTGACCAGGGCCTGCGCAGCTTTCCCGGTGACACCGCAGCACGGAATGAGCGCCGCGATCATCGGGTCCGGAATGCGTCCCTGCCATTCACGCCGCAGTTCGGTTGCCGTGACGTAACCCACATCGTAGCCGATGCCGATCGTGACGCCAGACGAGTGACCGGGCCAGGTCGGGCAGCGATACTTCTTCTCATAGACCCGTGGGCTCGAAACCTCCTCTTTCAGGATCAGGTCGTAGGCGGCTTTGGAGATGTTCATCGTAAACCTCGCTGAGGCACTCCCGGAATCAAAACGACCGCCCAAAAGGCGGCCGAGGTTCAACGGGCGAATGAGTTCCGGCGTTTAATCGGGGGACGGATGACGTTGGTCGATCACCCGATCGATTTTTCTTTCGATCTTGTCGAGATGGTTCATGATCCGGACCTCGAGGTCCTTCATGCTGGTTGCGGTGACGAAGCTTGTGGCGACCAGAAGCTTGTAGTTGGCAAGCTCATCCTTGATCTCGCGCAGACCCTTGTCGACCGACTCCCGGTCATAGAAGCGAAGCCAGAACAGCGCCCCGACTAGTGGGACGCCGATGACGGTGATCCACCATTGAAGGTCCATGCGGGGCGTCTCCGTGAGCTCGTTTCCGATGCGCGTGCGTGCAATGCCAGTGCGCGGCGCATGATTATTGGCCGGCTTGCGGCTGCTTGAGGTCGAGCTTCGTGGTCCAGCCCGCTCGGGAATAGGAATGTTCGACCCCCTCTATCCGATAGGCGCCGTCGATGCCTGGCCGGGTGCCTGTCAGAATGAATACGCCGCCCGGTTTGGCGGCGGCGTTGCCGTCGATCGCGGCCGACCCGCCACCTCTCTCGCGTTCTGAGTCCTTTGCACCATTATTGGCCGAGCCCTGCGCCTCGGTGCGATCCGCCCGCGAGAAGCGATCACCCATGGTGGCGTGGGCGCCTTGATCCTTGATGTCCACCTCGACATCTTTCCACTTGGCCTCTTTCTGGTCATACCAGCGCGCTCGCGCGCGCCGATGCCGGGGGCGTCCCATGGTCGGGCTGATGTCCCACGAGATCAGATTGTCGCCGTAACGCCCGGCAACGCTGCCCATGGCAAGGCCGGTTGCAGAGCCTGCGCCCTTGGCGGCCAGGATCGCCTCGCTGCCGCGCACTTTGAAAATGCCGCCGAGCTCCCGCGCCAGGCGCTCGCCGAAATGCAGAAAGCTTTCCTCGTTCAACCCCCACCAGTCGCGGCGGTGACCGGCAAATGACGGATCGACCTTGATGCTGGTGATGCCGGCGGTGCGTCCGGCTTCTTCCAGAGCTTCCTGTGCTGACTTGTTGTCCATGTGCTTTTGCTGCGGCTGCTTCGAGGTACCCTCGGTATCCACGCCCTTGGCGCTGATCGCGAGTTCGCGGCCGCCGCCGCGCGAGCCGCTGGACTTGACCTCATCCACGGTGCCGACGAACACCGAAGCGGCACCAAAGCCTTCCCAACCAAGCATGATCAAGATCGGCGCGCCGGTGCGGGGCAGGGCGATGCGACCCTCGCGGTCGTCGAGCCGGATCGAGGCGGTGTCCGAATGGGTGCCTTCGCGGTCGCTGATGCGAATGTCGATCAGAAGCGGGTTGAAGCGCGAAGAGATGTCCTGTCCCGACACCATGATCTGGTAAAAGGCGCGCTTCACCATCTCAGTCCCACAGTGAGATCACTGGCAGCTCAGGCTCGCGTGGCGGCGGCTCGATCGGGATGGTGACAGCGGTGCCTAACGGCAGCACGAAACCGCGATGCTCGAGGTGCTGGTTTTCCGGGAGCGCCATGATGCGTTCGAACAGACCCGGCATCGGACGGCGGAACCGCTGCCAGACGATCAAATCGACCGACATCCCGTCGGACCTGACTGTGAAGGCCTCTTGGGCGATGTCCGGCATGCGTGGCTATCCCAAGGATCCGATGATCGAAAAGATTGCGCCGCCGCGCGGCGGGTCGGAGCGCTTCACCGTGACGTCGAGCTCGATCACCTGGCCGACGCCATGGCGGTCGAGGTAGCTGGCCCGCTCGCTAATTTTCTCGATCACGAACCAGCCGAGTGCGGTGCCATCCCCGCGCATGAACGGCATCGGCAGGCCGGAGGCCTGTTGCGCTTGCAGGCGTTGCAGCGACGACAGTCCGCCGAACTTGCCTGGGAAAAGTTTGCATTTGAGGGTCCGGGTTTCTGCGCCGGGCCCTATGAACTCGAGCGGCGGACGGCGGCCCATGACCGACTTTTCGGCGAAGGTCGCTTCGCTATCGAGCGAGGTTTCGGTGAGGTTGAGCGGCCAGACCTCCATCTGAACCGAACCGAGCTGAGCCAGCATGACAGACCTTTATGCGAAGCGTAGGCCCGCATCGGCCTGCAGGCCGCGGAACAGTTCGCGCACGCGCGCCTCGAACAGGCGATAGGTTTCTTGCGCGACCGCTTGTGCGTCCTGCGCGCCGTCGATGTTGAAAACCGGGCTGAAGGACATTGAGACCCCGCCTCCGCCGAGTTGGGTCGTCGGATGAATCGTGCCCGAGACGCCGGGAAAGAAGAGTTCGCGCCGGCGCTCACCCACCACATAGGCGCGACCTCTCGTGACATTGCCGCCAAGGGCGCGGGCGGTCGGCGTCTCGCCGCCGACGCTCTCGCCGGTGATGGCGCTACCGGTCAGCGCACCCTTGATTCGCGCGCCGATGCCGGATGCCCATCCGAGCATATCGGACAGCTTTGATTTCATGCCATCCCAGAGCTGCTGCAACATCTGGGCGCCGATGGAGAACAAATCCGTGGCGCCCTGCCGGATCGATTCTGCAATGCGCGAACCGAGCCCGGTCAGCCCCGCCGCGATCTCGGCAATCTTAGCCTTGACGCCGTCCTCGAACGCAATCAGGGCAGCATTAAACCTACGAAGCCCGCCGATGCTGTATTCCGCCCATCGCTTGAAGGCGTCCCAGTTGGTGTAGATCGCGTAGGCTAGCGCTGCGAGACCGACCAGGATTGCCGCGGCCCATCCGCCGAGCAGAATGAAGGCGCCGACGAGCAACTTCACGGCTGCAGCAGCTGCTGCAAAGCCTGCCACCAGACCGCCGAGGGCAAAGCCAAGCGGCGCCAGCACGGCGAGCCCCGCGCCGATATAGGTCAGCCATTTCAGAGTTTCGGGACTCGTTTCGGACAGGCTTTTCAGCGCGTTCGTGAGCTGATTGATGAAGGTGATCAGGCTTGGAAACACCACCTTACCTAAGGCCACAGCCAGGCCTTCGAGCGCCGCGGTCAGTTCATAGACTGGGCCGACGATACCCTTGATTGCGATCTTGTATCGTTCCGCGGTAAACCCTTCGGCGTCGCGCACGATATCGGCCTTGATCTTGTCGAGGTCCGCCGCAAGCACAGCCTGCATGCGCGCGAAATGGCGGCCCTCGAAGATCTGCGAAATGTCCCCCATCGTGGCTTTGCCGTCCGCCATCTTCTTTTTCAGGTCAGTGAAGAATCGCATCAAATCGATCTTGCTGCCGGCCGCGATGATGCTCTCCTGCACGTTTTCGGCGATCACGCTTGCGTCCATCGCCGAGCCGGTCGACATCATGTGCTGCTGCAAGATGGCCTGAACCTTTGCGGCAAGCCTGAGGGGGGCATTCTGCAAGGCCGGATCCTCGACCAGCGCATCAATCTGCGATTTCAGCGGCTCCGCATCGATGCCGCCGGCCAGAAGCCCTGAGATGATCCGGTCGGATGTGATCTGCTGCTTGCCCTGGATATAGTCGTTCAGATTGAGACCGACCCGGTTCAAGGCGGCCAGCCCACCCTTGGGCATCCGGACCATGCGCACGATCGCCGAGCGGAGCGCCACGCCCGCTTCCGAGCCGACAACCTTGTTTTGGGCAAAGGCCATGGCGATGGCGGTCACGTCGTCGATAGTGGATCCGGTCGCACCCGCAGCGCCCGCCACATATTTGAACATTTCGCCCATGTCGCGCAGCGACGCCGTGGTCTTCACCGCGGCATAAGAAATCCGGTCAGCCACAGTCGTGGTCGAGCGCGCCGCCTGTTCGAGGGTTTCCCGCGGCATCTGGAAGGCATTCAGCGAGGCCGCGATGATCGTCGCCACATCCGACGGCTTCATGTCGCCAAGGATCGCGGTCGCGAGCGTCGAATCCATCGCGCCGAGCATCTGCTTCCACTCGAGGCCGGCCTTCAGAAGCTCGGTGCCGGTGCGGATGATCTCGGTGGCGCTCTGCGGGTATTTGGCGTTCAGGACGTTCGCGATCTTCTCGAATTCCTGGCGCTGCGCGGCGGTCGCTTCGCCGAGCGCCTCCAGCATGTTGCCGGCCTTCTCGAATTCGAAGGCGGTTTTTGCCCCGATCGCGCCGATGATCGCCATCGGCGCCGACACTGCGGTCGCCATCGCCTGGGTATGGCGTTGGAGCGCCTGTGCGTTTGCCGCGATCTGCCTTGCGGTGCCAAGCGCGACGGTGGCCCGACCGGCCGTTTGCAAAGCGGCAAGGGACCGCGCCGCCGCCCGTGCCGGGCCGGACACGCCATCAATCAGGCGCACGATCAGACGCGAGGTCACATCAGGCATTGCAGGTTATCGTCCGATATTGGCCTTGGCGATCCGCGCCGCTTCCTCGTGCCAGGCGCAGACCTCGGCCCAGTCCATATCGAGCAGATTTGTGATCGGCGTCGCCAAAATATGCGCCGTTTCGGCTACGACGCTTCGCCATCCTTGCGGCGAAGCTTCTCCGGCAAAAAACCGAGCAGAACTCCGGAAAGCTCCAGGACGTCCTCGGCATCGAGTTCGTCGATCGCTGTCTCGGGCAAGTCGTTGATGGCGGCCAGGAGAGCGAGGGAGGCGGCAATGTCGCCACCGCCCTCGTTCTGCACGCGCTCTAAGAGGCGCATATCCTTGGCCTTCGGCCGTCGGAGTTTTAGCTCCGTCACCGTGACCTCGGTGCCGCCAGCGTCACTGTAGGTGACGGGGAACACGAGCCGATAGGTTGCGGCCTGCGGTTTTGAGGTCGGCGCTTGTATCTTCGCATTCATGAACGGTTTTCCCCCCTATCGCTCGGCGGTTGCGGCACGCGGAATGCGAAGGATGGTGTTCGTGGTCTGGCCTTCATCCGAGCCGTTGATACGCAGCGTGTTCGACCAAAAATCCCAGAACCACTTTTCCTGGTTGCTGAAATACACTTCATAATGGGTGACCTCGTGCAGGGCATAATCGGTCGCCATCAGGTCGCCCCGCTTGAAAGCATCGCTTTCGATCTTGCCGAGACGAGCCTCCATCACGGCGCGAAGCTCGATCGAGGCGCCGGTGCGGCGGTCGCGGATCTCGCCATAGGCGGTGTAAATGTGCTTGATCCGAGAGCCGAGACCAAACTGGGTTAGCAATTCCGGGTCGAAGCCGACCAGCTTGAAGGTCGGTTCGAGCTTCTTGATGCCGACCTCGATTTCGATTCCGACCTTGGAGCCGCCCGGCATGTGGTCCTGATAGTCGGCTTCAAGGGTCGGGAGCTTAAGCTCCTGAAGGGTCAGGTGCTTGGAATTCTTCGGATCGTGATCGCCGCAAAACAGATTGGCGGCTTCGAGGACATAAAGCGTGCTCACGTCGGGCTCCTATAACGGCAGGAATTGGAGAACCGCGTCACGCGGCGAGGTCGATCTGAGACAGGAGGTCGTCGAGGAGGACGTCCAGGGCGGCGCGGTAGCGCGCCGAGCGGATACCAAGATGACGCAGCACCGGCGGCTCTTCCGCGGCGAAGTCCACGGTGAACTTGCCAAGCCGCAATTGCTCGGGCGAATTTTGGTCGCGGGTAAAGCCGACCTTGTAGTCGATGATGTCGCCGTCAGCTTTGAGGTCGCGGAGCGCAAAGCGCATAGTGTCGAGCACGTCCTGCACGGTGCCGTAGTCGATGTTGCGCCGGCCGAGGAAACCGCGCAGCGTTCGCAGGAACATCAGGTGGATGAAATCGCGCCCGCGCACGATATGGTAGAACTGCCAAAGCGGGTCTTCGGAGCAATTGTCGGTGCCGATATAGACGAAGCCGCCGGAGGCGATCGCGGTTTCGACGCCCATCTCGCCGCGGGCGATGATGCCGGCATTTTGCGAAAGCAGGACCTGGCCTTCGGTCGCGCCGTCGGTGAGCGAGAACTCGATCGGCCGGTTCGGGCCGACGATGCCCTGAACCGGCTGGTTGGCCCATGAATGAAAAGGCCGGCCGCCGAATTCGTGATCGCGGCGAACAGCAATGCCGATCACCCGGGGCGAGGCCGGTTTTACCACGGCGTTGACTCCGACCTTCACCGCTGTCTCAACCGGGATCAACCGATGGCTCTGCATGGTCTCGCGCCAGTCGGTGTAGGCCTGCTGCGTCGTCGCCGGACCGTCGAGCACGGCCACCGCCAGCAGCTTTTCAAGCACCGGGGTGAGGGCGGCGCAAACCGGATTTGCAAGGATTTCGATGGTCGCGGTTGCGGTCGGAAGCTCCTTGTTCGGATCGTCCCCGCCGCCGGTGAACGACACCGTGAGCAATCCGGAAAGATGCGCGCCCGGATCATCAACGATCAGTGACACCACCTTGCCGGCATTGTCGCCTTCACCGAGCACGGCATGGGCCTCTGGCAGGACCTTACCCGGATCGTTGCCGCCGCCTGAAAACACCACGACGGGTGCCTGCGTCAGGTTTGTGCCTTGCGTGCCGAGTACCAGCGATCCGAGACCTTGATATTGCTGCGAGGTCAGGCCAGGCACCGCGATGAGGCGCGGGATCACTCCGAGCACGGGACCCGCCAGGGTGAAGGCCCAGATGCCGGTTTTCTGGGCGGACGATCCGATGGCATTGGCGATGGTGGTCCAGATATCGGAGCCTTGTTCGATCCGAACGATCACGACCAGCGCCGCAACCTGGAATTCGCCGAGCTGCGCGTTGATGCCCTCGATTGCGTCGGGAAGCGTTCCGGTTAGACCAAGCGCGGTGAGCTTCGCTGTGTCGTCGCTGTAGAGGACGACAGGCGTATTGAGCGGAAAGGTGTCTGCGTTGGCCTGCGGGGCGGTGCCGACGAGACCGACCACGGACATATCGCTGACGATCGCGGGCCGCGGCTGGTTATCCACCCGCGTGATCGAAATGCCGAAGGTGGGAGAGGACATCGAGCTGTCTCCGAGGGCTGAATTAGAAAAAGGGCCGCACGTGGCGGCCCATGTCTGCGTTCTGGTTCTTCCGCGCGACTTACGTCAGCGCGTCGAAGGCCGCGTCGATCTGCGCAAAGCTGTCGATGACATGATTGTCGATACCCTGGGCGACCTCCGCCTCCTTGGCGAAACAGGCCTGGATGTGGGCGGCAACGGCGAGCGCCACCGCTTCAATCTGGGCAGCGCCGATGGTCACGAAGCTGCCCGAGGCGGTCTTCCATTGTGCGGTGAAGGCTACATCGCGTTGGGCCTGCAGATAGGCGCCCTGAATCAATGCCTTGGACCGATCGTCGGTCGCGACATTGAGTCCGCCGACCGAGATACCGGCGATCTCGTTGCGCCAGCGCGCCACTGCTGCATAGGCGCGCAAGGCTGCGGCATCCGGCATGGGCTCGGCATAGGCCTCGATTGTGTAACCGCCGCCCTGCAGGAGCGTGCGAATCTCGTTCGACATGGGCGCATCGTCGTCCGGCGCATAGGTGAAGGGAAAGGATTCGCCGTCCTTCGTGACGTTCATATCGATCAGAACACCCTGCGGATCGGCATAGCGAAGATTGCTAATGCTGGTGTTCATGCCGTCCTCACGAAATAACCCACGCCGCGGGTCGTGCTGCTCGTCATCTGGCTGATCTGATGCCCCGACACGTTTATCCAGGTTCCCGATAAGCTGCCGGCGTTAGTGTCGATCGTGAAGTAGCCGCTGGCGTCAAGCCCGAACAAGACGCGCCGCAAATTCGACCCGGCAATGGACGCGCCATCGTTCACGCCGCCGGAGTTATTCTTTAAAGCCAGGATCAGGGTGCCGACGGGGTAGGATGATGACGCCGGAATCGGCTGATACTTGGCATTGCCTTGCGCTACGATCGCCTGCGCCGTGCGCAAGGCTGTCATCGCCTTGGCATTGTCGGCGCCAGCTTCAGCCTCGGCCTGGGAGGCCGCCGGCACAGTGATCGTGCGGTCGGCGGAAAGATCGCCACCGCCCGTTGCCAGTCCCGACGCCTGGATTTGTCTTACCGGCGGAACGCCATCAGGTACGAAGGCGGCCACCGCCTGCGCGACCCGCAACGGCGTCATCACCTTGGAATTGTCGGTGCCAGCCTCCGCCTCGGCCTGGGACGCCGCCGGCACGCTGATCGTTCGATCGCTGCTCAGGCTGCCGCCGCCGGTAACGAGGCCGGATGTGGCAATGCTGCGCGTCGCAGGCACCTTGCCGGCCAGCGCATTGGTGATGGTGCTGGCGAAGTTCGCGTCATTGCCGAGCGCCGCCGCCAGTTCCTGCAAAGTATCGAGCGCGGCCGGTGCGCTGCTCACGAGCTCTGCGATCGCTTGGTCGACCTGAGCCGCGATGTTGAGATCAAGGGCAATGATCGCGTCGTCGGCCCGCCGCCAGAACAGCATGCCGTCGGCTTCGTTGATCGCGATCTGGCCGCTCTCGAGCGAGGCGGGGACCGCGCCCGGAGTCGCCGAGCGCAAGAGTTTGATCCGGGCCGGCATGTTAGAAGGTCCCGTCGTCGATAATGCCTTGAACGAGATCGTCGACCTGATCGGCAAGCGCCTGAACGGCCTGCACGGATGAGGCGATTTCTGCCTGCATCGTGTCGAACTGCGCCTCGATCTCGCTCATCCGGTTCGTGGTGTCGGCCAGAAAGTTGAGGAACGTCGTGTTGATGCGTTCTAGCGCCACCGCGGTGATTTGGTCGACCGCAGCATCGATCTTCTGCCCGTCGAGCTCGCGCGCGTGGAGGCGCAAATCGAGTTCCTGGAACCGCACGTTCCAGAATTCCGGGTCACCGAGATTGTCGCCGCGCTTGATCCGGTAAACGTCGTATCGGATCGACATGTCAATCGAGCGCTTCGACTTGCGTGATGGCGTCCTTAATGGCTTGGGCGATCTTGCCTTTTACCATATGGGTGTCGAAAGGCCGAAGGCGCACGCCATTGTGCTCGACCGTCCGGCTGAGACGAATGCGATAGAGCCTCTCCGGCTCGAACATAGGCTTCTGCTTCTTGGCGGTCCTGCTCATGGCTGATCCCCTCAGAGCGCCCAATGAATGCGCTCGGCGGCATGGAACATCGATGCCGGTGAATTGGTCGCTCCGTCGATCACGACGGTGAAGCCGGAAACAGCGGCGCCGAGCTGGAAGTTGAAGGTGCGCTCGATCCGCCCGTCGGCGGCACTCACCACCCGATCGGTCACCACATCCGGCGTTTCGTCCGTGCCGCCGATACGGAGCCGACAGGTGCAATCATGCGGCGTGTCGTCGAAATATTCGAGCAGCAGCCGCACGAAGATGTTGTTCGATGCCGCGGCGAGCGTAATGGGCGTGGACACGTGCCGGAACGAGGTCTTGGGTCGCGAAACCGAGAGGCGTGATCCGGCGAGCATCAGCCCGGGCTGCATGTCGCGGGTGCCGATGAAACGCGCCCGAAATTGCACCAGGGGCGGCGCGCCGGTCAGTGCCGGCGGGCTGCCGGGTGCCAGCGGCACCCAGTCGCCGCCCGGCGCCTTGATCTCATAGATAAGCTCGGTCGATTCCGGCGCGACCGTGCTGGCCAGGATGTCGATCGCCCGCATGCCGCCATCGAGGTTGATGGGTTTTAGTTCGATGGTGACCTGTGGCGCGTTGAACCGCGCGCCCCAAAGCTCGATCATCAGGTCCTTGGTGAGATCGCCGTAATAATACGCGCCGTCCGTCGAATAGAAGAAGGTGCCGTCGGTGTAGCTCTGCCCATAGGCCATGCCGACCCGATGCGCGGCGTTCGAGGTCAGTACCAGCGCATAGCGTCCGCCGGCGCGGAGAAAAGCAGGCGTCACCTGCACCCGGTTCCAGGCATTCTGGAGCAACGCCGTATGCGGGACTGAGATGTGCAGGATTGCCTTCGAGAGATCGGGGACGCCGTTTGTGGTTTCACACAGGGTCAAATGGACGGCTTCATCGGCGCCCTTGGCGGTCAGATAAAAGCCTAGTTTGGTCAGCCACATATCGTTCGAGACCAGGAAGCTCTGGGCGACCTGGGCGCCGACTATCTGATGCTCGATAACGATATGGTCCCAATAGGTCTCCTCCCAGGCGTCGATGAACATCTCGACCAGGCGGGTCTTCTTGTGCTTTCGCACCTTGTCGGGGTCGAGCACCAGAAAGCTTTCGCCATCCTTGCTGAAGATCCGGGTGGCCGGGTCGTATTCGCCCGAAAGCCACCATTGCTTGCTGCTCGACACCTTGAACTGCGCGCCATAGCGGATGCGCTGCCGCGAAATCGTGCGCTGCACGATATCGTGGGTCTGGAAACCGTACTGGGCGATGCCGAGATCGGAATGCATGGGACCGACCTGCAACTTCAGCACGTCCGTATAGGCCGGTAGCAGGAGCCCATTGCTCAATCGCGCGTTGGGATCGTTCGACGAAAACACATCCATCTCGGCCGCGCTTTCGTTTGCCGGGGCAAAGCGCAAGCCCTCCTCGATCCTGGCGTCATAGCCAAGGCTTTGCGTGTCCTGGGCGTCGCTCTCCTCGTCATCGAGAAAGCGATCGGCGCCATAGGCGGAGGCATCGTCTGGCAGCTCGAGCCGCTCCTTCATGCGGGCGATGTCGACATAGAGGCTGGCAATCTCAGTCATCTCGCCTTTCTGACGGATCTGGTTGGCGAGCGCGGCCAGATCGGAGGCGAGCGAGGCGACCCGCGGCTCGATCTGGCGGCGAAATTCCTCCAGTGTATCAGTGCGCTGGTCGAGGGCTTCGGTCGAGGCGACCGCGTTGTCGGTCAGCATGGTCACCGAGAGAACTTGCGTCGGATCGAGCAGGACATGCGCCACGGCGACATGCGCGACGGGAATCGCGGGCGGCTGCGGGTCGGGGCTTTCGCTGCCCGCCGTGAAGGCCAGCACCGCATCGCGCGCGCGGGTGAGCGCCACGCTGTCCGGTTCGGTCTGATTGGTTTCGACGTTGACGAGGAAGTCGCGCTCGGTGACGTCGGTATCGTTTTCCTGACCGAACACCGAAACCGCGACAATGCGCTTCGAGGCCGCGGCAAGATACGGCACCATGCTTTGGGTGAGGCTCGAACTGCGCGCAAAGACCGCGCCGCCGGCCTGATAGAACCGGCCCGGAGCCACCGCGATTTCGGCCTGCGCGCTCTTGGTCACGTTAAAGCCGGCATAGCGATGGCTTTTGGTGACCGCGTCATCGACGATATGCTCGAACGACGCCCGCGCGAAGGATTGCAGATTGTTGTGATCGGAAGCGGTCTGTTCCTGATAGTCACGAAAGATGACTTGCTTTTCCACGGCCTGTCTTACCTTTGGCTTGGGCGGCCGACGACGAAACCGTCGATACCGGCCAGGAAAATCGTTCCCGCGATGATCTGCGCCCGCGGTGCGTAGCGGATCATCAGGCGGTCGGAGGCGCGCTTTGATGCGATCAGCGCGCGCCGTGCATTCAGGGTGCGGTTCGGGTCATGCGGCAGCCAGAATTTCGAGCGTCGCAACAGGAAGCCTTCGCCGGCCGCAAAGCTTTTGCGGGTTGCCGGCATCGACACCTGGACATGCGCGGTGTGCGC